CAAGAGGATAGTGGAAACATTCTGACAGAGGCTGAGTTTTACTTAGCTCAGGCAGAATACAACACTACCGGATGGACCAAAGATACGAGTAGTGGAGATGGCTAAAGAACTATACGACATTAACGGCCTACAGACTCCGTTTACTCTTAACAGGGACCTGTCTCCGTATGATATGCCACCTCAGTACTTTAGCGATGGCGAGAACATCCAGTTTACTCGCAAGGGTGCTGGTTCGTGCTTAGGCCATCTACAGGTTCTAGGGACCCCCACCGCTACTCCCTATTGGGCTATCAGCTGGGACAAGGGTGGCACCGATCTTTGGATTTACGGAACGCTGACAAACTTGTACAAGATTAGCGGCGTGACGCATAGCTCTGTGACACGTAGCTCTGGAGCCTATACCACCCTGTCTGGGACTACTAAGAACTGGTCAGGGGGCATTCTGGGCGGTGTTCTGGTTGTGACTAACGGTATTGACGTACCTCAGAGTTTTACTCAGGGGGGTTCGCTGTTTACCGACCTGCCCCAGTGGCCCTCTACGTTGCTCTGCCAGACCATTGTGCCTTTTAAGAACCACTTGGTAGCTCTTAATCTAACAGATAATGGAACCGCCTATCCTTTTAGCCTTCGTTGGAGCGATGCTATTCCAGAGGGTGCTATCGACAACGGGACTAACACTTGGAACACGGCAAGCACCAGCTCTGAAGCTGCTCAGGTTACTCTGGGTGGCACTCCTGGCCATATTCTAAACGCTAAGCAGCTGGGTAATGAGCTGATTATCTATAAGGAAGACAGTGTGTACTCTCTGACTTATGTCGGAGGTTCATATACTTTTAACGTAAAGGAAAAGTTTAAAGATACTGGGTTGTTCTCAAAGTTTGCAGTGGTGGACCTTGGCGATAACCGCCACGCCATGCTTTCCACAAACGACTTTGTAATTCACAACGGTAATAGTTTGAAGAGTGCTATCACTGACCAGATGAAGGCATTCCTCTTTGGCGAAATCGACTCTACCTACTACTATAAAACCTTCTTAGCGCACAATAAAAACAATAGTGAAGTATGGATATGCTACCCTCAAACTGGGGCTACAAACGGCTTTCCTAATAAGGCGCTAGTTTGGAACTACGTAGATAATACTTGGGCTGTTCGTGATCTGCCAAGTTGTAGCTTTATTGCCAAGGGCCTTGTTAACCCTAACTTGACAAACACTTGGTCAGCTTCGTCCGACACTTGGAATACCAACATTGTAAACTGGGCGCGTCCTGAGTTTAACCCAGCTGTCGAGTCTCTGCTGGTATGCGGCACCAATGATACAAAGTTTTATCTGGAAGATAAGAGCCTCACCTTTGATGGCACATCATTCACCAAGCGGCTAGAGCGGTATGGCCTACACGCTGGAAGGTCCACCCAGACCAAAAAGGTTACAAAGCTGATACCCAGGTTTGAAGGCACTGGTAGTATTCAGATTAGCGTTGGCGCTGAGAACGATCCATACGAGGGCATTACTTACGCCAATCCGGTAACTTTTACTATAGGTGAAGATTATAAAGTAGACTGTCGAGTACGGGGAAGGTATATTGCAGTAAAGTTTGAGAGTACTACAGACAACGAGTTTAGATTGTCTGGTTATACTTTTGAAACTGAAGTGGCTGGTGACCGATGACCAGAGAATTTCTTAGGTTTACTCCTACGATTGCTCCAGATGATACTGATTCTATGCCCCGATATCTTGACGAAACATTTGAGAATATTCGGGCTGTGGTAGAACTGCTGCGAGATGGTCACTTAGACGTTAGCTATGCCGCTCCTGATAAACCAAGCCAAGGTAATATTCGATATGCAGATGGCACTAGCTGGAACCCCGGTAGCGGAGAAGGAATATATTTTTATAACGCCGCAGGTGCATGGACTAAACTATAAGCTTTTAGACCACAGCTGTAAGGGATTTAAGGAAGTCGTTGGTAAGTGCTGGAAGCACATAGAAGCTTCTATAAACAAAAACAACCCTGACCTCGTAGAGCCAGAGGATATTGTTTTAAACTTGCTTAAAGGTGTATCCCACATTTGGGTCTCTTTTGATAACGATGAAGAGGTAGCGGGCTGCTTGGTTATGACAATGGTAAAATACCCGCGTAGATCAGGTGTATCGTCAGAGGCTGCTGGTGGAAAATTTATTATCGAGGATATTTATCCTATATTTGAAAAGTTTTACAAAGATAGAAAACTAGGCTTCATCCAGATCACTGGTCGTAAAGGATGGGATAGAGTAATGAAGCCTTCAGGATACAAACTAGACCATATAACTTTATACAAAAGGCTTTAAAAATGGGTACAAGCTCTCCTACTGTTGTACAGGCTCCTTCCGAATCTAAGGGAACTAGCGAGGTAAAACCTTACGCTCCGGTTGAGCCTTACATTCAGGGAATGCTGCCAGCTCTGGGCTACGAGTTTACCGCCACTCCTGAACTCTATAGAGGCTCACTGGTGGCTCCTACCAGTGGTGCTACGCAGGCTGCTTACACTGGCTATGGTCAGGCGGCTGAGCAGATGTTCCCCCAGGTAACTCAGGACCTTCAATCAATCTACCAGAACCGGCTATCTACGGGTCTTTCTGATCCTACGCAGGACCCTGTGTACCAGGCTCAGTTAGGTGTCTTGTCTCAACAGGCCCGCGATCTGACCGGAGCTGATAAGCTTAGGGAGCAGCAAGCGGCTATGGAAGCTGGTCAGTATGGGCTAGGCTCCACGGCACTGTCTGAGCAGGACATCCTGTCGCAGCAGAGGCGTGAGCAGACTGTTCAGCAGCAGATGGCTGCGGCTCTGTCTCAGTCCGAAGCTCGCCGCGTTGCGGCTCTTAACGAAATGCCTCAATGGGCGCAGCAGTACACTCAAGCTGGTCTCACCCCTGCTACCATCTATGAACAAATGGGTAAGTCTCAGGAGGCTCAGCGTACGGCACAGCTGGCTGATCAAGGTCGCTTGGCTCAGCAGGAGCAGGAATCTCGTAGGGCACAGATGGTCACGCTGGCTAACCTCTACGGTGGCCTTGCTGGTCTTGGCGGTCAGACGCAGTTCCAGCAGAGCGGTTACCAGTCTCAGGTTATGCCTGGTGGGCCTAGTGGCTTAATGCAGGGTCTCCAGGCCGCTGGTAGTATCGCAAGCATCGCTAAAGGTTTTTCTGATATCCGCCTTAAGAAAGACATTAAGCGAGTTGGTAAACTGCCAAATGGTCTTAACATCTACACTTGGGAATGGACCGAAGAAGCTAAGCTGCTGGTCAACAAGCAGCCGACTATGGGTGTTATTGCTCAGGAAGTTCAGGAAGTTCTTCCAGAAGCTGTTGCTGTTCACTCTGACGGGTATCTCATGGTTGACTATAGCAAGGTCATTGAAGACTGTGCTTTGCGGGGAGATAACTAATGGGAAGTTCAAACCCTGAAAGTGGATCAGCTGGTTTTAACTACGATGATGAAACTATGTGGGGAGAACCTACTCCAACTCCTGAACCTTCTGAGATTGTTACTGCTGAGGAGCAGTTACTCTCAGAGGGAGTACCTCAACGGTCTGATTATGAAACTATATCCGATTACGAAGACGCCGTGGAAGGTTTCGATATGAGGCTTGAGGAGGCTAAGGGACTTGACAAAGAACTATCTTATGACCGATCCGACGAGACTTCTGGTTTTAAGATGCCAAGCAAAGAAAAATTAAAAAAGTTTTCAGAAAAAACTAAGGGGCTTGGGCAGAATAATCAGAAACCTGTTCGCGGTAAAGACCCAGCTGGATATGGCGGGCCGGGCAAAAGGACAGGTTATGTTCCAAGAGAGTCTCCATATCAGATTACTGAGAGAGGGCTTAGCGCAGCTGATCTTGAAAAGATGCTGCTTCAGGGTCTAAAAACGTCGGCTAATATGCGAATCAGTGAATTTCAAGGTCCACGTATTCGCGGATTGTTTGGTTAGGAGAGTGTGGTGGCTGGTCTATTAGATAAAGAACAGGGCACCACTATGATGCCACAGGAAGACCCTGGGCTGATGGGGATGCTTAAGCGGGCCTTTGCCGATGGCGGGCTTGCCGGGTTATTGGGGATGGAGAGCATCCAGACAATGGCCGCGCGCAGCGAAGCAAGAGCCAATGCCCTTGCTGAATCTGGCGCTCCACTATCGGAGCAATTAATAGCGAAACTAGACAACCCGTATCTAAGCGCGTTTGGTGTTGGGTCGATGAAAAATGTAGGGCGGTCTCTAGGTGGTCTGATGCAGCAAAAACCGCCCCATGTTATCCGGAATGAGTTTCTAGGCGGCGAGACTAAGGCATCGAAGGTGGGCTTAAATGTTCAAGCCCGGATTCTAGAGGATCATGGATTTGAATACCGGGTTACGGATGGCGGAAACATTTCCGCCAAAGTGAGGTTTGTTAACAAGCTTGGCCAAGAACAGTCCCAGTGGCAGCGCGTACCTAATACCGTTAAGGGCATACGGGACTGGCTTGGCTATTAAATGATCATAAGGACGACGGGGGACGGGCATGGCTGGTCTATTAGATGATATTATTGTAACGGCAGCGGGTATGCCAGAAACCTTGCCGAAAGATTACGTCTCTCCGTTTAGGCGGCAGATGCTAGCAGCTCGCGGAGAAGTTTCTCCTGAGCGTCAGCGAGCCATGGATGGCGCTGATGTAGCTGCTCGCGCTCAAGCTGAGATAGATATGATGAATAGGGCCAGGAGAGCGCCACCTCCCACTGGCGTAACAGTACCCTTAGCG